TGTTGGCCCGTTGGAGCGTGCCTTATTGTCGCGTGGAGTCGAACTCAATGGGCGCGATGTTTTCGCGACACCTTCAGAAACTAGCAAAGGGTACAAAGGTTCTTCAGGTACACAATACCACCAACAAAGAAACCCGGATCTTAATGCAATCGGCATGGCTTCAGAACTTCGTCAAATACGTTAAACGCGATGACCGGGATGCGCAACTATTCATTCAGGGAGTGCTTAGTTACTCGAAGGATGGCAAAAACAAAAACGATGATGCGCCCGACTGCATGGCCGGTTTATCAATCTTTGCCCAGTCGATGTTCAAGCGCGCGTTTGTTGTTTAGATTCTCAACATGGTGCTAGACTAGAAATTAATTATTATCTTTACTGCAATTCAACTAAGCGCATGAATTATCAATTTTTTAACAATCTGTTATCCGGGTTCCCGGACAACTCAATGGGCCGGGCGATCAATGAGGTTACAAGCCGGCTAGGATTCAATCTGGCTACCAACCAAATCTGGGGAAAAAAAGAAGCGGTGTGGGTAGATACAAACAACGCATGGAAACTTTTTGTCGAGATACCAGAACTCCGAGCCGTTATTGATAAACGAGCCTCGATGATGGCCAGCAATAAGCCATGCCTATACGACATGAACGGGGACAAAGTAGAGTCGCATTGGCTCCTGGATCTGTTTTCAAAACCGAACGCGGTCCAGTCCTGGTCCGATATTGTTTTCAGTTTGAGCGTACAAGATGCGCTATATTCAAATGCGTTTGCCTATTGTCCTAAGCGGTCCTTTGATGTCAGGAATTTAATTGTTCCTTTGCCGGCTAACAAAGTGGAGATCCATCTGTCTGGAAAGAAATTAAAAGCGATGGACTCTGAGGATCTGGTTACCAAGTTCACATTCGATTACGATGACGATTCAAAAGAGAACATCGACTGGATGGATATGTTGTATTTAACCACAGATGATGGCATGAACTTAATCAAACCGATCAGCCGGATCGACTCATTAAGGTTCCCGTTATCGAACCTGAAGGCCCAGTACAGGAAGCGCAATGTTCTACTCGAGAATATAGGAGCCATAGGAATATTAAGCACCAGCCAAAATGACATGGGCGGAGCGATACCTATGACACCTGAGGAAAAGGACCAGATCAAGCGCGACTGGTTCAAGCGGTCCAAGGATGAATTGATGATTACCGAAAGTCAAGTCAACTGGCAACCGATGAGTTTTCCCACTAAGGATCTGATGTTATTTGAGGAACTGAATGCCGACAAGATGGCGTTGATCGATGCCTATGGATTATCGATTAATTTATTCAGCACCGAAAAGGGAGCGACATTTTCAAATGTCCGGGACTCGATCCGCATGGTATATACCGATACAATCATACCAGAAACACAAAGCATGTACGACTCGATGATGCGACAATGGGGCCTCGATCAGGACTACTACCTGAAGGCAACCTTTGACCATTTACCGGTCTTGCAAGTGGATGAGGAAAGCAAAGCAAACGTACAAAAAACCAAAGCCGAAACACTTGAAAAAATACAGGCGTTGGGCGTTGAATTATCAGAGGAGGAAATTAGAATTCTAACCGATCTAAATAATCAGGAATGAAGCACAAAATATACAATACAAAAAGCGCATTCGAACTGAAGGATATCGATTCAGAAAACAGACAAGTAGCGGTCTATTTGTCAAAGTTTAATGAAATAGATTCGGATGGCGATGTGATACGCCCGGGCGCGTTTAAGAAATCAATACAGGAACGCGGACCACAGGCGATGAGCAACCGCAAGATAGCATTCCTAAGACACCACGATTGGGAAAAACAGATCGGGGTTTTCACAGATCTTCAGGAAGATGAATATGGACTTTACGCGGTGGGCCGGCTAGGTCGATCAACAGATGGCGAGGATGCTTATCGCGATTATGAGGATGGAATTATTAAAGAACACTCCATCGGGTTCCAGTATATCCAGGACAAAATGTCCTACGTTGAAGATGACCTTTATGGAACTTCAGGGTACAACGAAATAAAGGAACTGAAACTTTGGGAAGGATCCGCAGTAACTTTTGGATCAAACCCGTTCACCTATGTTGTTGATGTCAAAGGACAGGACCGCACAGATCAGGTGGAAAAAATACAACAGGAAATGGACCTCTGCATCCGGGCCTTAGCAAAAGGCAAAGGAACCGATGAGAGGTTACAAAGCATGGAAATGAAAGTCAAATACCTAAGCGCACAATTGGTGCTACTTGCATCTAAAGATCCGGCTCCTAGTCAATCTGAGGAAATCAAGTCAGCGAATGAGCCGAAGGCATTCGACTGGAATTCTGTAATCAATGGAATCGAGCAAAAGGCATCGTTCTCAGACTATCCAGAACAGGCAAAAAAGAACGCCCGTAGGGGCATAGAATTAAACGCTGAAGTGAACAATCGGTGTGCAACCGCCGTAGGGAAACAACGCGCTCAACAAATCTCACAAGGGCAACCTTTGAGCCTCGATGTTTTAAAGAGAACTTTCTCCTTCCTGAGCCGAGCCGAAACTTACTACAAACCAGATGACACCACCGCATGCGGAACCATTAGTTATCTGTTATGGGGGGGCAAGGCAATGCTTAGATATTGCGAGGCGAAATTGAATGAAATAGAAAACGAATAATTAATTTTTAAAACTTAGAAAACGTGGAAAACACAAATCTAACACCGGAGCAAGTGGTCGAGAAATTGAACGCTAACTTCGAGGAAAAAATGGCAAGCATTCCTTCTCATGAGGATGTGGCCTTATTGAAAAGCCAGGTGGATGAACTTCGCTCAGTCGAGGAAAAAACATCCGGCATGGAAAAAGCGATCGCAAAATTTGAAGGTCGATTAGAAGCAATGAGTGAAAAAGCGGTAACGCCAAAACCTGAAGGAGCAAAGAACCTTTCAGAAGCGATGTTTAAAACCTATGCTTCAAATCTGGATGCAATCAAAACTGCAATCGCAAATGGCGGTAAAGTTCAACTAGAGGTTAAAGCCGATACAACAATTACAGATGACTATTCAGGAACGTATGCGTTGACAGATTTTGATCCAGAGGTGGACAGAGTAACAAGAAAACGATACGGAATTTTAGAGAACGTATCAACCGGTCAAACTTCCGGAAAATTTGTTACTTATGTAACTCAGGCTCGCTCTGTTATTAAAGCACTAGTATCGGATGAGCAAGGCGGATATGTAGAGGAAGCGAAAGCGAAACTTGAAGGCGAACCTCAATGGGAGGAAATTTCAGAGGAAGTGAAAAAAATCGCTTGCTACGTGAAAGTTTCAAAAGAGATGCTCGAGGACTTATCTTTTATCAGAGGGGAAATCGATCTAGATCTTATGGAGTCTTTGAGAAATCAAATTGAGCAAACTTTATTGGATGGTGCTGGTGGAGCCCAAATCAATGGACTACTTACACCGGGTATTGGTTTACCAACATTCGGAGCCGGTACTTTTGCGAACTCAGTTCCAAACGCAAATATTACCGATCTTATTCGAGTAGTAAAAGCACAAATTGAAGGAGCAAACCACTACCCAACGCATGTTGTTATGAACCCTGAGGATATTGCAAAATTGCAATTGACAAAAGGAACGGATGGAACTTACACATACCCGATGTACTTACCGGCGCAATCAGGCGATGGCGAGATGGTCGTTTGTGGTATGAGAGTGATATCTTCGACTTACATGGATGCTGATAAATATTTGATCGGGGACCTATCCAGAGTTCAGGTACGTTTCAGAAACGACATCGGAATGAGTGTTGGATTAGACAAGGATGACTTCACTAGAAACATGATAACAATACTAGCGGAGGCGCGCCTTGTTCAATACGTTAAAAACAACGACAAGTCCGCATTCGTCTTTGGTACTATATCAACTGATATCGCACAAATAGACCAGCCTTAATTAACAACAGAAAACGCTCGCTATGGAAAGCAAAAAACAAAATAGATTAGAGGATAAAGCGCAACGAAAAGATGCTCGCAAAGACAAACGCGAGGCGCGGAAAACGGCACGAAAGTCCAAACCAAAAAAGGAACTTGACATCAGCATCGATGGTAAAAAGGTAGACATTGATATCGATCGTGAAACCAACGGGGATCTCGAGGTAAATATTGATGCTCAGAAATTTGATGCAAAGTACACCCGAAAAGGGGACAAAGTTTCAATCGAGGTGGACCTAGATGATGACCAGACCTATCTGTTTGAGTCCAACGGGACAAACAGGCGATTACCTAAGGGGGCGTTCTGGAAATTAACAGGGGCGGTAATAAAAACATTCCTCAAAAGGGGATGGGGAAAACTAAAAAAGTAAAAGACAGATGGCAATTATAACACCAGCCGAATTTAACAACAAGTACGAACTCAGCACCGGCATGTATTCGACTAATAAGATCCAATCCTATATTGACAAATATCAGGAGCGATACTTAGTCCAGATGTTTGGGGCCGATCTGTATAGGGAGTTCGAGTCCGATCTGGTAAACAATTTGCCTCAGAGTCCTAACTTTTTAAAAGTTTTTAACCCGTTTAACGAGGATGTTTCTGGCTTAGACTTCAGCGGATATTTTTATTCGTACAGGACTAATCAGATATTGATAAGCGATGGAATTAAGGAGATGCTCCTTGGTTTTGTTTATTGGGAATACGCTCGTGATCTATTGAACCAACAAACGCCGTATGGCGGAGTGAAACAAATGGCCGAAAATTCGATCGTGGTCGACACCCCTCATTCTTTAATGTGGGAGCGATATAACATAGCGATCTTAACTTACCGCGCTATTCAGGAATGGATATACACCCACAGAGGGGAGCCGGTAGGCCAGATAGTTTCATGGGTTCTGGATCCAGGAACAGGATACACCGATGGCCAGTACAACCTAACGGGCGGTACTGGATCAGGGGGCGTAGTCGATGTTATTGCAACCGCCGGTCCGGTGGACTCAGTTTCACTTGTTGAAGCCGGAACTGGATACGCCGTAGGCGATGTTTTAACAATCGATGCCGGGAACCAAGATGCCACACTTACTTTATCGTATGTGGGCGTGGGGACCTTCGACAATTTCAATGGACAGGATAAGAAAACCGCTTATTGGTTATGACAATCGAGGTAACAAATATCATCCGGGATCTGGTTAATCAAATCGACAATTCGATGTTAGGCGTTTACGAGCCTTCTACCGGTCGAACTCTAATCTGTAACACTAAGTGGTCCAGAGTAGGTAAAACGATCAGTAACGAGGCCGGAGAGGTCTATACAATAACCGAGGTCCAGGAAGATGAATATATAATCGCGGTACCAGAACTGGATACAAGTCCGGATTTGGATGGCTTAATTTATTTGAGCGCGCCGTTTTATATTTCAGGAACCAAGATGGCCACCAACAGAGAATGGACAATCTCAACCAACGACATGTCCAAAAAGACTCCACTCGCATGGCTCCTTGAACTTATAAGGATCAGGAAGCCAGGTAGAGAGAGCGTGATTGATTTTGAAACAGAACTGCGTTTGTTCTTACTAGATGAAACCGACATTGTGAACTATTACACAAAGGACCACCGGGATAATGTGGTGGAGCCGATGTCAAAGTTAGCGATTGAGTTCCTGAAGGTTATAGAGAATGATCGCCAGTACGAAACAATCGAGGAGTTCGAACTAATAACTTTCAGCAGATTCGGTGTGGAAACAGACCGGGGCATGTTTGAAAATATATTGGATGCGAACTTATCAGGCGTTGAACTCAGAGTCGATCTTAAGAAATATAAAATGAATTGCAAATGCTAAAAAAAAATAGAAAATATGGCACTAGGATGTAATTGTGATGCCGGTTTAAGTAACACCGGATTACCAGCATGCTTACCTATACAATCGGTAACAAGCACGCTAATAATGGTACCCTTAGTTAGTTCAACAGGGGTACGAAACGCGATTGACTTAACCGCACCTGTTCCAACATGGAACGATCTGGTTAATGAGCGCGATGACACCAAGAGATGGTTTCCTTTACCTCAATTTGAAAATGTAGAATTGCCGAAGGCAGATTCTCAATTTGAGGAGGCGAACTCAGGAAGAATGGTTTTCCTTCGACAAGGGAAGCGTTCTTTTACGGGCGAACTTTGGGCAGAGGATAGTTCACCAACTTTATTGAGCAAACTTCAGAACAACAGATGCGTTGATTTTGGAGTCTTTATTGTTGATGTAAATGGAAACTTGGTAGGGAGCCAAGAGGGGACTAGTCTATACCCGATACCAGTAGATAACCCATCGTTCAATCCGACATACGCATTCGCGACAGATTCGACTTGCTCGAAAATTGTTGTTGCGTTTGACTTCGATAGATTATTCGATGAGGGTACAATGTTCATGATAACCCCAGAAGAAGCCGGGATTAATTTCAACGATCTGAAAGGACTAATCGATGTGAACTTTAACGATGTGGTCGAAGTGGCTAACACTTCAATCACATTCGATGCTGAGTTCGATTATGGAACGGCGTACAACAAACTCAAATTGAAGGGACTTGTTGCGAGTGATTTCAGATTATTCAACAACACAACTTCAACACAAGAAACGATCGCTTCGGTAACTGAGAATTTACCACTTGAGGGTAATTATACTTTGGCCTTCGCGTTCGTAACTGGAGAGAGTTATAGAGCATCGATCGACAAGGATGGATTTACAGGCGAGTACAATTTCACTGCCTCATAGACATCTGAGATCAGGTTTTTAGGGAAAGGGGGATGGAGTTTTTACCACCCCCTTTTTTTGT